ATTTTTTGCTCATCTTCTGTAAAGGTTAGATCAATAAACCCACCAATCTTAAACCAGAGGTTTGCCCGATCAGCAAGGTTCATTGCGTCTACATCTTCATCCTCTAAACAAAAGAAATCATCATCAGAAAGTTCATTATATGCTTTGTAAAATGTTTTAGACAATCCAGGATAACGTCGTTTGATTAATTTCTCAATACGAGCATCCTCAGTTACATTAACAAACTGATGTGGAATATGTATAGGAGGATCTACATTGGGAGTGTATAATGCGTGTCCCACTTCATGCCCGACAAGCATATCATACACGCTCTCACTTGCGCGTTTCCAGTTAGGAAGAGTCAGCACACGGGTATCTACATTAAACTGAGCAGTCTCTACATTCCGATTCTCTACAACCAGGTCTTCTGTAGCGAGCAGTTTAGCGAGCTGTGATTTGATTTGGTAGTTAACAGGCATCGTTGCTTTGCTGGTATGTGAATATCATACCGCAGTCAAATCCATTTTTGAAGGGAGTTAGACAGTTCCACAACTGGCACATAGACCAATCCCCCACACCTATTTAAGATGCAGGGGACTTTAGTTTTATACTCCTAAGAGGGGTTTAAAAGTTAAGTAGTTATTCTTCGGTTAGTATGTGTCTGCAGAACCTCCGTGCAGTTTGATCGATAATACCACATTCTGAAATACATTGGAAGTAATCAGACACCTGATCATATTTTTCGGTGACTGTTTCTCTTTCCTCCCATGTCCAAGACGCAAGTTCATTGCGTGATATTAAGTTATGCATGGTATCCTCCATTCACTGTATTATATAGTCAGGGTTTCCTAACTTAACAAACATTTGTAACAATCAAACTCAACTTAACATTTTAGAAAATCCCTTAACTTTTTCAAACTTTATTACTTCATCAAACTTATCTTCCATACCAGTCTTGTGAGAAATAACAAAGATGTTAGCATCCTTGATTACATATCTGATAATCTTAAGAAACTCATCTGTCCCAAAACCATCAAGAGATGAATCAAATACTTCATCCATGATTAGAAGATTAGTATTGACTGAGTTTTTAAGTCTAGCGATCTCTCTCCAAGTGAATAGAAGAGATAAATCTACTCGCATTTTCTCTCCTTCAGAGAAAGATGCATATGTAAAGTCTTCGTGAATTGGAGTTTCAATAGACTCATTGAACTCTTCATCAAGTTTAAAGTTGATGTAAAAGTCCATCATCTGAAGATACCGATTAACTTGTCGATTAATCAGAGGCAGATATTTGTTTATGATTTTTCCTTTGACACCACCGTCCTTCAAGAGGGTGTGTATAAAATCATAGTAAGTAACTTTCTCTTTACGTTCAGCAAGTCTATCATAAGTCTCCTGAAGACTTTCTCTGAACGTTTCTAGTTTTTCATGTTCAGTATTTCTATTTTCGATCTGACTGGTAATAGTTTGAACTTCTGATTCCAGTCGTTTGACCTGTCTTTGATGCCCAGTGATCTGAGCATTGTTCGTAGAAATGCCATTAAGTAAGTTACTAAGTTCCTTCGATAATTGTTTAAATTGGGACTCTCTCAACTCTTCGTCTTTAATCGCTTTTTGGAGATCATCGAACCCCTTACGCAATTCTTCTGCTTTATTTTGTGAGTCCCTGATTCTATTTACACGAAATGACTCTTCGATACTTTGATCGCAGGTGGGGCATACCGTATTGTCTGTGAAAAACTTATGCTCATTTACAATAGTAGATATTTTTTGGGACATCTTCCCCTTAATACTACCAAACTCACGAAGCCTAGACCCAGAATCTTCAAACTTTGTTACCTGTTCACGAATATTATTCAGTTCAAGATCTTTATCTAATCCCCATTGGAATGCTTTTTCAATTTCTAAATTGATACTATCAATAGTGTTTAGTTTAGAGTCAATATCTTCTTTACTTTGGTTTTCAATTTTCTTAATAAAGTCTTTCTGCATATCAACTTTATCTTTAACAGATTCTTTCTTGAGTTCTAATGTTTTAACCTCATCTCTAATCATACGAATCTTTGTTCTGATGATCTCATTCATTGAGGAAAAGATTTTAATATCTAAAAGGTCTTCAACAACTTCTCTACGACTTGATACTGGCAATTGCATAAAGGGAACAAAAGTACTGCTACCCAAAATTACAATTTGAGTAAAACTTTTATAGTTCATCTTTAGAACATTCTGTTCTAACCACTTCTGTTGATCAATAGCAGAGTGCGATTGATTTAGTTCTTCACCATTTCGATATATCTTAAAGATATTAGGTTTGATTCCTCTTTCAACTTTCCAATCAGTATTGTTAACACTAAACTCAATATTTACAAGACATCCTTTGTCATTTACGCTATTTACTAATTGACCTTTATTGATTTTACGAAAAGATTTACCGTACAAAGAAAATGTAAGAGCATCCAAAATGGTTGACTTACCAGCACCATTTGTTCCAACAATAAGAGTTGTAGATGAATTGTTTAGATTTACAGTAGTAGGATGTTGTCCGGTAGAAAGAAAGTTTTGCCAAGTAATGGTCTTAAAGATAATCATTAGCGTCGTCAGGTGGAATTACAATATCATTTTTAGAAATCATAGCATAGCGATGACCATGCATTTCACAGGTCTTTACCATCAATTCATCGTCCACTTCAAGAACGTGCATCTCAGGGTATTCGATTTCTTCTAGTTGCATAGCATAACGCATTGCATCATCTTCTTGTTCAAACAAATAAAGAACTTGTTCTCCGTCATCATCAATTACGGAGTATGCTCCTTCTTTTTCTTTACCTGCTACTGTAAGAATAAACATTAGATCAGTTCACATGCTTCTTGATAGGTCTCTCGCATGAAGTTTTTAACAGTAGATTTATCCAAACTAATGTCTGCCTCTTCAATATATCTATCAAGAATAGAAAGAGTGTTTTCTGTTTCTACATCGCCAACATCTACGTCTTCATCATTAAGAATAAAGTTTTCAGCAATTTTTAAATCCGCAACGTTTGCACTGTATAACTTATCAATATACTTTTCAAACTTAACGCTATCAGTTTTCTTACGAACAACAACTTTTACAATTTTGTTTTCATATTTGGTAGCATCAAATAGTTGATGATCTGTATCTTCATAGTAAAGAACATGAAACAGAGTATATGGATTATCTACTGGAGTATGTTCCAGAGTTTCTGTATCAAAGATGTGGAATCCTCTTCGATCTCCGACATCGTTCCAAAACATCTCGTAGGGATTGCCCAAGTAATAGATTCGTCCATCATCCGATCTAGTGTGATAGTGACCGGAGTAGACCTTGGTGAACTTTGAATATAACTCGCTTGCATGACCATGATCCATGACGAGTTGTTTACTAATTCTAAATCCTGCGAGTTCAAGGTGCCCCATCGCGCACTCGCAAGTTGAACTTTTAATAAGTTCATAAGTTTCTTCTTCATTGTCTTCACATATCCAGGGAATGTATAGTAGTTTGCGTCCATCTATTTCTACTTCAGTAGCACTAGAATATGTGATTACATTGTCATACTCTTTGAGTAGAAGTTCTACCGCATTGATAGAGTTGGTATTTTTATAGTACGCATCATGATTGCCGACCATCAGGTCCATAGTAATGCCCATCTTTTTCAGTGGTTCAAATACTACTCTCTTTGCCCAGTCTAATGATTTAAACTCTATTCCTTTCCTGCTATCAAAAGCATCACCCATGTGAATAACATGAGTGATTTTTTCTTTTTCTAAAGTAGGAAAGAAGATATCATTGTAAAACTTCTCAAAGTAATCATGAAATAATCTAGAACCCTTACGTGCTCCGTAATGGGTATCAGTAATAATAGCAACACGCATCAGTTACGAAGTTTTGAATGAACGGCATCTTTGATGCTATTGTACTCGCTATAGTTAGCGGCGTCAAGGTCGTTCGCATCAAAGACTTCATCAAAGTTGGTCTTCTCAAGAATCTTGTTTTTAATTTCTAACTGCTTCTTCTCTTGCTGGATCCTTCTCAGGAAAGCATAGTAGATGATCTGGGTGAAGTATGCAAATGGATTCTTTGACTTCTCTGGATTGAAGTTATGGACGTATCGTACACAGTTTTCAATACCATCACAAATCATATCATCCTTGAACATATAGTTCACGAAGTTTGGTTTGTATGATAAATGATTAGCAATCTTGAGAAAACACTCTCCAATATACCTAGGAATCTGAGGTTTGGGTTGATCGTTTAACTTTGCTCTTTCTACTTTAATAAAATAATCCTCTAGAGCATTGAGGAATTCTTTGTTATTAACGTAGTGTTCTGATTTCTTAGGTCTAGGCATAATCCCATACGCATTGTTTTTAATCATAATATATCCAAATCTGTTTTTAATATTATAACAGAAAAACAAGTAGTTGACAAGAATACAATTATCCTATAGACTAGGTTTGTCGCCTTTGAAGAAAAGGTTCTAGCTATTATTATAGAGTTTCTCTAAAACCTCTTTTGCTTCATGGACAGATGATAAGTATCCCATCTTTCTATCTAGTTTAGAGTTGTTACCTTTAAACATTTTACGAATATAATCTTGATAATACAAGATCATTTCAATATCATCTGATTCAGACAATGTAAGAACATCGTCTAGATTAATAATAAACATATCTTCCTTAGTAGTTTTCAACCAAGGTTCAAACTTATATCCTGTTGAAGTTCCTCTTATTTTTATCTCTTCAACCATAATTGGATTAGAAACAATTAACATTGTTCTAGTATCTTCTTCCGAGGCTGCTACTTTAGCAAATATCTCTTCCCCACATTTAAGTTTTATTGTTGCATAAAAATCATCTTCAATCATAAATTAATCTCCTTTGCTAGTCTTTTATATCAATGGATATGATGTCATAGTTAAATTGTTCTTGAACATATATTTTCACTCTTTCAATAAAATGGTTTAAGGTATAGTTTTTCCTAGAACCACTAGTTAAGTCATCAGCAATATCATAAAGTTTTGCTTTAGTCTTATCTTTGCCTTTTCGTAGGACTCTACCAATACTTTGTAGGTTGCGTATACGAGATTTGGATGGAGAGGCAAATATTACGTTATGAAGGTTCTTGATATTGATTCCTGTACTGAATGTTCCGTAAGAAGCAACAATGATTGCATCCTTTTCCAGTTCAGTAATCGCTCTTACGTTTTCTCTATCTTGGGCGTCTACACCACCATGAATAAAGAATACTTTTCTTCCTTCATCTACATTTTTATTTATTAATTCAAAAAGTACCTTACCGTGAGCTTCAACACGACTGAATAGAATCAAGGTATTGCCTTTCAGATCTATTGATAGATTTTTAATAAAGTTATTTCTTTTTTCATGTGATATAAGAAACTGAATCTCATCTTCATAAGTTTGAAACTTCTTTGGTTTGTACTTCAATACAAGACATTGAATATCAAGCGTAGCAAGATGACCTTGATCAATTAGTTTCTTTGTTTGAGTGACTTTGTATGATGGACCAAAGAGACCCTCTAACACCCACTTATGCGTCTGTGTGCCGTCTAAAGTACCTGTGAATCCATATCTATACTTAGCATGGTGTAACTTGTCCATGATCCCAACAAGAGACTTACTTTTAAAAAGGTGCGCCTCATCACCAATCACCACATCATAGTCCTCAAAGAACTTTCTATCTAACTGATACACAGACTGCCAGGTAGTAATAGTTACTTCATTAGTATTGATTCTCTCACGTCCTGAATAGATTCTATGGCAGTAGTTCTCCGCATCCCACCCATAGTCCTGGAAGTCCTTAAACATCTGCTCTACAAGCGATGTAGTGGGCACTACAAGAAGTATCTTTCTGCCTGAGTTAACAAAGTATCTCACAATCGTATAGATCATGAATGACTTGCCAGATGCAGTTGGAGATATAAGAAGTTTTCTATTATATCTCAATGCATCATGAACAGCATCAATCTGATAATCTCTTGGTTTGAGATTAGTGATTGTCCCCATAAAGTCTTTGACTCCTTCCTCTGAAATCATTTGATTGACTTCAAATGGAGGACCATAAAATTTATTATCTTCAAACTGATATGAATATCCTGCCTGCTCACAAAATGCTACAATCTTATCCAAGAGACCAACATAGATTCTCTTAGTCTTCATATTGAATAAGTGTACATATCCATCCCAGTACTTACTTCTGTACTGAGGCATAAACTTTTTATTTGGAACCTCAAAAGTGAATCTATCTCTCAGTTCATATTCGACATGAGGTTCAGTATTAATCTTCAGGTAAACTTCGTTCACCTTCTGTATCACCAGGTCAGCCATAATATACTCTTACCTGGAAATATTTATTACATATTGTCAAACTTATATTCTAGTATCATTCGGTATAATGAATCTCTCAAATACCAAAGATGTTCTTGTTCTGTTGGATGCCTAGACGGAGAACCTTCCCATAATCGTATGCGCTCAAGAACACAATGATGTAGAAGATGAATATCCTGTATGGTTAAGTTTACAGTATAATCATATTCCGGTTGCTCCTCCTCCATTATCCTAACCCTGAAGAAAACTTCATGAACTCTATGGCGTTTTTAATTTGATATGTTCTATTAGTTATTTGTTTGAGTATCTCTTCAATATATCTCAACATCGTATCATAATATTCTATCTTCAACGAAAATCCTGAGAGTTTTGTATCCGCGTCCAAATATTTTTGCATAGTGTCCTTATCTCTAATCTTTTTAGGAAATGGATTCTCTGCATATACATCTAGGTCTGCTTTCCCAGAATAGTACTCATATCTTTCGTGTCTGGTATTTTTTCTTTGTTGCTCTGCTTTCTTCCTTAGAAGCATTAAGTTATTATATACATCATAATATTTGGCATGTAGAACTGGAATATTGAGTGATTCAGTATGTAAATTATCTGGATCAATCTTTGAGTCCTTTTCCCACATGCCTTGTATAGTCACAAGGTCAATCATGCACAACAACCAACGGATTCAATGTTGTATATAGTATACTTGAAACTAACCTCTGCTGTAAAGTATTCCGTGTCGGAAAGTGTAGCATCAAACTGTAGAGTAGTCAAAGAGTAAGGAAACATATCTTGAAAATGAACTTTGAAGTTTGGATTCATCATCGAATCATACACTAGAAGAGTTCCATCAGAATATAGATTCAGACCTGTTTGTAAGTCTGGTCTAGCAACTCCTTCTGTATTGTCTTGAAAATCATAAATTTGATCTAGCGATTCTGGAAAACCAATACCTCTTATCCAGTTCTGTACTTCAATATAGTTTTCTAAATTCTCATCAACTAAAAATCTTAAATTCAAATCACCAAACTCAATGACATCTCCAGGTCTATTGATATTTTTCAAACCAGCAGTTGGTTGTATAGTAGTTCCTAAAATCAACTCAGGAATATTTACTGCATTACCAAAGAAAGCAACTTTAGGCGATCTTGATATAATCATCTTAAACCCAGAAGGTTGAAGAAAGTTTCTATCAGCAACTTGTTTTAATTTTGCTACTCTTTCTTTTTCTAAAGAACCACCTCTAATTGGTTGTCTGGTTCTTACTTGAGCAGCAGTTCCAAGTTTTCGTGATTGACCTGCCATAATCTTTTTAGTTATTTATCTCTTGACATAAAAAAAGGACCCTTGCGGGTCCCAGTGTTGTGTATCCTAATGGATCACATCAAGTTCTTCACAGCAACTCTTCTGTAGTAACGGTTAGAGTTAATACGAAGTCTGCCAAGTCCCTGGTTGGTTCCCTCAGCGAAGGGGTTAGCGACGAGACCATAACGGGTCTTAAAGCCAATTTTGGGCTGGAAGGTGTTCTCACCAACGGCGCGAACCATCTGGAGAGGAACATAAGGACAATAGAACAGTCCAGCGTCATAAGGGGAAGAACCCTTATAACCAACGACGTAATACTGGTTACCGGAGGCAGAAGGAGCATTCCCACTGGTCAAGTTTGCAGCGTATGGGTCGATGTAGACCTTAAACTTACCATTGATAGTACCAGCGAAAGTATTGCCGGTGTCGTCAACGTTAAGGTTGGAGTTCAGAGCAGGGGTGTAATCCAGGATTCCTGCCATAGTCAGAGCGGAAGCAACGTCTGCGGAACACAGAACCATGTTGCCCTTCCCTCTACGAGTGCGCTGGGCAATCGCGTTGGCGTCTCTTTCGATTTGGAAAAGAAGTCCTTTGAACTTCTCAACAGACCAACGACCGTTGGAGTCAACGTCGAGGTCAAATACGCCTTGAGTAGCGGTGTTAGAAACAGCACCCTGTTCAGCAACCTTATAGATGGTTCTGATAACTTCTCTGTTGATTTCCGCAAGGATTTCAGTAGAGAGGATGTT